AAAGAGAAACACCAGATGACGAACTATACTACACAAACATAGAAGATAGTAGAGCAAAGTTTGATGAGCAATTTATGTCTATTGTTAATCACCTAGAAGATAAATACCCTATAGATAAAATTTTAACTTTTAGTGGATCAAAGGGTAACTTTAGAAAACTAATCACACCAAAGTACAAAGCCAACAGAAAGAAACAAGAACTGCCGCCACTATTAGATGAGATGCACCAATTTGTAAAAGACCACTACGATAGTATTTGGGGTTACGGTGTAGAAACAGATGATATGGTTGCTAGGTACTGGAAACAAATTAGTGATGATATTGGTAGAGATGAAGTAATGATAGTATCAATAGACAAAGACTACAAACAGTTCCCTTGCTTGATGTACAACTATCACTACAAGCATAAAGTAATATTAGACATATCAGAAGAAGAAGCTATGTACAATTTCTATGAGCAATGCATTGTTGGTGATACCGCAGACAATGTAAACTACTTTAAAGGTAAGGGTAAGAAGTTTGCAGAAAAACATTTTAAAGACTGTACAACAAAATACCAATACACAAGAAAGTTATATGAATTATTTAAACTAGAATACAAAGGTAAAGCAAGACAAAAATACACAGAGTGCTATCACCTATTAAAATTAAGAACACAATGAAAGATAAAATAGTAGAAGATTTAAAAAGAGAATTTGATATAAGAAGTTGTGTTGGTATAGACAAATACAAAACAACACTACAAGACAATAACAAAGATGATTTCTTGCAGCACCTAAAAGAAGAACTAATGGATGCAGCTTTATACATACAAAAACTACAGAGCAAATGAATTACAACACAATACCAACAATACTAGAAACACCAGAACAAGTAAGTGAATTACTTATTACTTTAACTGGCATAGATATATACAAACAAACAAGACAAACCGAATACGTTGAGCATAGAGCTTTGCTTTGTCATATATTAAGAAACAAACTTGATATGAGGTGGGTAAGTATATCAGACTTTATAAAATCAAAAGGTAAATCATTTGATCACGCAACGGCAATACACGCAAACAAAATGTACCCATTGTACAAAAAAGATAGATTTGATTACTACGATAAATTAGAAAGCAACTTTATAGTTAAATCACAAATAGAGTATAGCCAAATTTCAAAGTTAGAAGTGATACAAAAAAAGTATGCAACACTAGAAAAAGATTATTTCAAAGCAATAGAAAAACTAAACCAATTTGATGGTGGTTATACTAAAAACGAAAAGCAATACAGAGGTTTAGAAGAAGAACAAAAAACTATGTATGATGAACGTGCAGCTTTAGTGTTAAAGTCTTTTGAATGGAAGCAAAACAATAGTGAGTATGAAATAATAAACTGTGCAACTTAATATGATAACCGTAAACAGTATTTCTGGTGGTAAAACATCTGCATATCTTATGAAACATTACCCAGCTAATATAAATATATTTTCTTTGGTAAGGGTTGAAGATAAAAATAACCTTTGGATGAAAGGTAAAGATGAAAAGACAAGGCAACTTGTATCGGATAAAATAGGAAAAGAATTTATTGGTACAGTTGAAATGGATGATATAATATATACCATTTTAGATTTAGAGCAACATACTGGGCAAGGTGTTAATTGGGTAAGTGGTGATACATTTGAACAAGTTATAAAAAACCATAGTAATTACTTACCTAATAAGATGGCAAGGTTTTGTACAACAGATATGAAGATAATACCAATATTCAATTTCTTAAAAGAAAATACAGAACTGCCAGTAAGAATGAGGATAGGTTTAAGACCAACAGAAAAAAACAGAATGGCTAACATATTAGAGAGAGCAGATGAAAATGGTTTAGAACACTTTAAAACAATAATAGGTAAGTCTAAAAAAGGTAAGAATAATAAATGGGCAGAAGTACCTTATAGATATGCAGAGTTTCCATTGATAGAAGACAATGTGCAAAAAGATACTATCTATAATTATTGGGAAAATCAAAAGGTAAGGTTTGCATATAGAAATAATTGTGTTGGCTGTGTAAATAGAAACCCATTATTTTTATCTCACATAGCACAAAAAGATAAAGATAGTTTCAACTGGTTTGTTAAGCAAGAAGAAAATACTGGGAACACATTTAATTCAGAAGCTACATACAAAGACATATTAAGGTTTGGGGTACAGAACCAATTATTTGATGAAGACTTTGATGATTGCGATACTGGTTATTGTGGAATTTAAAAAACAGATATGATAAAAAAAGAATGGCTATTTATGCAAACACCAAAAGAGAAAGCATACCAGTTAGTAAAAGCATTTTATGTAGAAACAACAACAAGCACAGAAGCAAAGAAATGTGCTAAACTACATATAAGCCTTATACTAGAAAACGAAATACTAAAACCATCTAACAACATAGAATACTATCAAGAAGTACTAAACGAAATAGAAAAGCTATGAGCAAGAAACTAATACAAAAGCTACAACAACTATTTGACAAATTACCAAAGGGTAAAGAAAGAAAAGCTATAAGAGAAAGACTATTAAAATTAAAGCTGAATAAAAACAATGTTTAATTACGTTATATAATTGAATAAACAAATTTATTTCAAATGGATAAAAGAAAAAATAACGGTGGTAAAAGAGAGGGTGCTGGTAGACCAAAGAAAGCAGACGAACTTAAACTAATTGAAAAGTTAGATAACCTTATTGATAATGATGAGGTGATTAAAACACTAGGCAAACAGATCTTAAAAGGTGATAGCCGTGCTATGTCATTATACTTTGGTTACAGATATGGTAAGCCAAAAGAAAGTGTAGACATTACATCTACAGATGGGTTTAATATTAACTTTAAAGATATCATCAAGTTTAAGTGATAGAAGTTGATCCAAAGTATAACCCTATCCAAACATCAGATGCAAGATACTATATTGTAACTGGTGGTCGTGGGTCGGGTAAATCGTATTCTATAAACTTACTTTTGTTGTTGCTCACTTTTGAAGCTGGGCATACAATCTTGTTTACTAGGTTTACACTATCAAGTGCTTACATTTCTATTATACCCGAGTTTATACATAAGATAGAAACACTAAACCTACAACACGTATTCTATATAACAAAAGATGAAATACGGAATAAGCTATCTGGTAGCAAGATAATTTTTAAGGGTATAAGAACTTCTAGTGGTGATCAGTCTGCAAATTTAAAAAGTTTAACAAACGTTACAACTTGGGTAATGGATGAAGCAGAAGAACTAAATAATGAAAACATATTTGACAAAATAGATTTAAGTGTAAGAAACCTAAACCAAAAGAATAGGGTTATCTTAATTTTAAACCCAGTTACAAAAGAGCATTGGATATATAATAGGTTCTTTGAAGATAAAGGTGTACAAGCTGGTACAAACACAACCAAAGGAAATACAACTTACATACACACAACTTATTTAGATAACATAGAAAACCTATCTAAAAGCTATTTAGAGCAAATAGAAAACATTAAGAAACGCAGACCAGAGAAATACAAACATCAAATGCTTGGTGGATGGTTAGACAAAGCAGAGGGTGTAATATTTACTAACTGGAAAATAGGTGAGTTTAAAAAAGTAGGTGTAAGTGTCTTTGGTCAAGATTATGGATTTGCCGCAGACGAGAACAGTTTAGTAGAAACCAACATAGACACAAACAACAAGATAATCTATTTAAAGGAATGCTTTTACTTGAAAGGTCTTACCACATCACAGATAGCTGAACTAAACCTTAAACACGCTAAAAACCATCTTATAGTAGGTGATAGTGCTGAACCAAGATTGCTACACGAACTGAAAGCAAAAGGTTGCAATGTAGTCAAAGCAATAAAAGGTCAAGGTTCAATTACCTATGGCATAGCTTTACTACAAGACTATGATCTAGTTGTAGAAGAAAACAGTATCAACCTCATCAAAGAACTAAACAACTATTCTTGGTTAGAGAAAAAGTCTAAAACACCACAAGACAAATTCAACCATATCATAGATGCAATCAGATATGCAATCTCATATCAACTACAAAATCCAAACAGAGGTAATTACTTTATATCATAAAAGTTATTAAATTATTTGTTGGTATGTTATTTATTTGTATATTGCAATATATTAACTAACAAAACAGATATGAAAACACCATTAGAAAACGCATACGACAAATTAAGAGGATTAGACATAGAGTATAACTCTGAACTACTAACCATTATGAGTAACCTAGCATCAGAAGCATTTAGTGTAGGTTATAACAAAGCAGTTAAAAACACACAAGAGGTTT